TCTGCGTCAGTGATGTACTTATAGAATACTTCCATTCCATATGTGAAATTCGGAGCTTGTGGAGGGGTTGACGCCAAAACTGTCCAACCCGGAGCCGGAGTTGCGGATTCCGAATGGCTCATTCTTATGACAATGACCAATGCACCGGCTGGTACATCCTCAAAGAATGTCACGAAGCTGGTGTCACCATCGGACGTGGCCATTTGCTCCACGTAGGCAGTTTTGCTGCTAGGTGGTGGAGGTGGTGGAGGTAGGATCGGCTGAGGTGCTGTAGGGGCAACCAGCGGTCCTGTTCTGATCGTCACATCATCAGCCAGAACGTTCGGGTCATTTGCATGACTATCCATGATTGGCAGTGGCGACAGGGCACCATAAGGGGCATCAGGAACCACCTGACCGATGGTGATACCCATCAGGCCATTCAGGTAGGTTTCGTCCGTCAGGCGGTCAGGATTGTCCTGTGGTGACCGTGCATCCATGAATGGGATGCCTTCCGGATAGACATTCGGAGGCGTCATTTCAGGCGGTCTAGGATCAAGGCAGGGTGGACAGACCTTCAATCCATCCCACTGTGTCAGCATCCTTGAACGACGCCATCTCTGTGAGCATGTGTCACAGATGAACCAAGCATCACCGGCTTTATAGGTATCAGTTGTCGTACAAGAGAACTTTTTCATTACCCGATATTTATTGTGACACAAAAAAAGAGAGGCCCTTTCGGACCCCTCTTAAGTTTGACTTTGACGGTCTGAACCTTACAGGCCCGGAGTACCGTAAACTGAACGCCAGTCGGCCACAGAAGCGACGAAACGAGCGGTAGTTTTTGCCTTGAGATTTTCGGTGTCGAAATCGTTGTCTTTTTCCAGTTGCGGATGACGCTTCCAGAGAGAAACAAGACCCTTGCCCTTTGGCATCTTCGTCTTGACGAACCAGCCTTGGGTAGCCTCGGTACCGAGATATGGGTTGACCAGAGCGCCACCGGGCAACAGACCCATTGCCTTAACGGCGTTGATGTCGTTGTTCGATGTACCTGAACGCAGGGTCGATCCGAGAACGCGCTGAGCGTTGAACATATCGGCCGCTGAAACGATCAGCATTTCTGGTGTCAGGTTGATCGGCAAACCACGGCTGTTTTGAGCCAGATAGATGCGGGTCAGCATGTCTTCCAAAGCGGCTTCTGAGAAGTCAGCGTTGACGGTTGGAAGGTTGGACTGCAAGCCTGACTTAGTTACGTGGCTGGCTGAGAACAGCGGCTGACCGTCACCATAAAGGTACGAGTTCGAGAAACCGTTCAGGAAGATGTTCGCGTGGATCAACTCGATTGTGGTGTGCAGCGAGAATGCCAGCGATTCCGCACGAGCTTGAGACAGTTCCGCATATTGGTTGTCTTCAAGTTCTTCGCGGGACACTTGGTAACCCAAGGCGATAACGCTGTGGGTAGCCAGAGTTGAATAGCCTTGGCCGTCTGTGTCGTAGGTGATTGGTGAGGTTTCTGACTTCTTACGGGCCAGACCAAAACCAGTGGCTTCGATCAGACGTTCTGTAGCCAGTTCACTGTCTTCAACGTCAAAAATTTGCGAATATACGTCTTCAAATTGGTCGTAGCTTTGACCGAACCATTCGCGCACGCCGGGCCATAGGGCGTCTGGGTGCATACTGCGTGTAATAGTTGTTGCCATGTCTTAGGACTCCTTTTCTTATTTTTCTTGTTAGATGCCCGAAGACTTATTGGTTTCGGTTGAGCTATTCAGACGGACCAGAACGTTTGCATAAGCAGACGAAGGTGAATTCAGAACAACTTCTTCAAAGCCGATTACGTTTACTTGGCCTGTTGCACCCGCCGATACGGCAGTGTTGGAAACGGTCCAACCTGACAAACCGGTAGCGGCCGAACCGGCACCCGATACGAGGTTGAAATTCTTACCAACGTCAGCGACAGCAAGCGTTGCAGTGCCAGTGACCTGAACCGAGAACAGTTGTTCCGGATCATCGTTGACCAGTACGTAAAAGTCTTTATTGGTGGATGCAGGACGATAAACGTTGCCTTGCGAAACGCCGTAAAGCGATGGTTCATCGGTTGAACCGGCAGCAGATGCGCCGACAAAGCCAGTAACGACACCAGTTACGACTGCGTTTGAACCTGCTGTTGCGAGGTCAACGCCGTTTACGCCACGAGCATTGGCCGAACCGGTTACTTTAACAACAGGGTCGCCAACAAAAAGGGCGTTAGTTTGTGATGCAGGTACAAAGTACATTCTGGATGCACCAGATTGCTTGGCACCATCTACACGGGAAATGGGCTGTAGGCCAGCCACGAGATTAGTATTTGCCACGATGTGACTCCTTTTTTATTTTTTATTTATTGGTCCGTTGCGTCTAGCACCCGCTGAACCGATGATATTGTCACCAGCGGCGTAGATGTTAGAAGATTCGGACAGGTTACGGTCTGTAATGCCGTTCAATTCACCAACATCACCTCTGTGAACGATGCCTCTCATAGTGTCTTCTCTGCGTTCGACCATTTCTTCTTGGTCTTCTTCAAAGAATTCACGAGGCTTTTTCATAAGGTAGCTGTATGATGCAGAACCAAAAGCATCTCTGCCAACAACCATGCGAATACGTTCATCGGATTCACTACTTGTTGACAACGGATTGTAATTTTTAATGTCACTTCCGCCGACAAAATCGTAATCGTTATTGTATGCTTGTTGAATACGTGCACCAGTTCCATCGTCATTCACCCAACGATAGACATAGTTTTCCTTGTCTAGTTGGCTTTCAGAGAAGATATCCAGCTTCATGCCAGTCATCTTGTCCAAAGTTGATGAATCACGATTACGGCGTTCACGCTTTACAGCATCAACACGAGTTTCACGGCCACGGGTCGATTTGGTTTCAATAGCTTCGGTCATTTTTTAGTTTCCTTCCTTATTGGCCCAATATGATTTTGCGAGCCGATCTTGCACTTCTTTGGGTTCTAGTTTGAATCGATTGGCCATCTGAGCGGCCTGTTTTGCCATTGCTTGGCGATCAGCAGCAGGAATGTCTGTCCAACCGTCCTTTTTACGTGACGTGCTGACATTACTTCTGGTGGCCGATTGTACTGCTGGTGGCGTTCTGACTTCGGAGAGACGTTTTTCACCGGTTTCTCTTTTGGCTTCGCCAAACAAAGCGGGGAAACGATTACGCACAGCGGTTTCCGCGTGCTCTAGTTGTTCTTCGACTGAAAGTCCGGCGTGTGCAGCCTTGTTACAAGCATCCTCAGCAACTGCACGAGCGGCTACATCGGTGTTGAACCAAGTATTTCTGCCTATCCATGCAACAGTTCTGGCATCTGGTCCTGAGTTTTGCTCCAATTGCTTGGTAGCCTTAACTGCAAGATCAATATCACCATTCTCTTTTGCCTGTTTAAGCAAAGCTTCGGCTTCATTTCGTCCACGAATTCGTGCTTCTTCAAGTACGGTATCGTTGACCTGACCCATTCTCTTCAAACGGTCCTTGAGATTTGCAATCTCTGTCGGTGTATTCTCAAGGAACTTGTCTGCATCAGCCCACTTCGCGGCATCACGCTTTTGCGACCATTCTTCCTTGTCTATCCAGCCCAATTTTCGGGCTACTTTTCTCGAAACTTCAAGTTCGGCTTCGCTTAAGCCTGACGTTTCATGTTCATCTGACGAATTTTCGTCTTCGGTAATATTTAGCGAAGTGTCGTCAATTTCGGGCACTTCATAATGTTCTACTTCTGCACCAGCAGCTTCACTGGCTCTAAATCTTTCTGGACGTGGCATGTATTCCTTATTCTTCGAGTATAGAAATTAGTTCTTTGTCTTTCATGATGCGATAAGTCTTACCGTCTTTACCGGTAAACTCTTTGCCGCCAAATCTAGCGAACCAAACAAGGTCGCCAACTTTGGGCATACTGTCGTCACCACTAGGTACGTAATCGAAAGCATTCTTGGCCATCGCAATAAGACGACCGACTTGAGCTTGGGATGATTGACTATCGACTGTTTCAGCGGACAAAATGATTCCGCCCTTTGTCTTCTCTTCAACTTGAGCAACGGCAATAATCACGTTGTACTCAAGAGGCATTTTCATGCCAGTATGGCAGTCTTTAACATCAGGGATTTTCGAATAATCGATATCGCCTATCGTGCCAATGCTTCTTACACTTAGGTCATTAGTTAAGGATGTTGACATATTGCTCCCTTGTAGTTTCTAGGAACGCACTATAGGCATCCGCTCTGGCTTTGAGTTCTCTGAGGGCGAGAGGGTCAACTTGACCGGAATTCCAACTAAGTTGGGTCCATTCATCTTGTTGAGCTTCGGCAGCACGTAGAAAGGCTGAGGCTACAAATTTTGTGATTGGGTGTTCGCACCATTCTGCGAATTCAATTTGGTCCGGTATAACAGGGTTTGCATCGGGCCTTGGAGTATAAGCAGCAAGCTTTGCTTGCGTAGTCTTGTGTTGGGTCATTTATATTCCTTTGGATTTGTCATGACGTTGAATCAGACAGGCCCCGAAGGGCCTGTCTAAATCTATTTATTCTTGGAATTAGGCTATTCCGGCTGTCGGATTAGCCTTGAAGGCTGAACTATCGGCTGGTTGGTGCAGGTTCGCACCGGCTGTCAGTTCGTCAGCATTTCGGGCGATCTGGTGAGCGTTGACGGTCGCCAAACCAATATCGCGGGTAGCCTGAGCGTTGTTTTTGTTCGCTTCCGCCGTCTTTTGAGTGGCCTGAGCAAGCTTGAGCTTGGCTGTGGCCATGGTTTCGGCTGTCTTGGCTTGCTGTTCTTGGATCGCGGCCGGATTTGGAGCGATATTGCCAACAAAGCGTTCCGGACGGTCGATATCCAGAGCATCCAAGATATCCATAATCAGGGCCTGTGCCTGTTGTGGCTGCGTCATACCGGCTGCTTGACCCAATGGGCTTTCAGCGATCTGCATTACGGTCTGAGCACGGGCAATTTTCTGCATTTTGGTGACCACAGTAGGGTCAGCAATCGGCTGAATGTCATTACCGTCACCACCAAAATCTTCATCGAAGGTTCCACCGGTCAATTCGAAATAATCTTTGCGCTGTTTGTCACCACCAAACTTTTTCAGGCAATTGAACATCAGGCGGAATTCCTCACGGAAGCCCTGATAGACACGCTTGTAGATGGATGAGAAAACTTGGAGGGCTTGGTTTTGGAGGGCAAGCGTGGTTCCGACCGGAGCTTGCATATTACCGTCGCCGGTAATCACGTCCTTGACCGATGCCACGTCCTTAGCCGAATCCAAAAGCAGGGACAGCAATTGGAATGTGGTTCCCGAAGGGTGGGGAACGGTACGTTCGTAGATCGATTCCCGTAGGTTGGAGCCGGAGGTTGAAACCGTCTGATACTCACCGGGTCTATTCCAAAGATTGCCGCCTTGGCCAGAACCTTGAAGCCTGACACTACCAGTAATAAATCCTCCACCCGCGATTTCGGCCGCGCCAGCATCCATCAACTGATTGATAGACGTGTCGATACTGTCCGTAATTGAGTCAAGCAACCTAGCAAAGCCAACGGCATAGAAAGCGCCCCTTGGATCAGGAAGAAACTTGAAATCTGGGAAGGGTTGCCAGCGGTCGATACGAGTAATACGCATCGCTTCCAAATCGACTGAAATATCATCAGCGCCGAAAGCTGGCTCTATTCTGAGAACTTGGTTGGTATCTACGTCAACCGTCACAATGTACGGTTCTGGTAGCCCATCGTTGTCCAAATCTTCATAACGGTATTGTTCGATGAACTGACGTTCTTCACGAATTTGGTCGTCATGTGTGATTGGAAGGTCGATTTCATTATAACGACCGGAGAACATGTGCTGTGTAATCTGGTACGGGTACAGAATGAAATCGTGAGTAATTCTCGGACAATCCTTCATGCTCTTGGTGGACGCATGAACGGTGATGTTCAGTGGTGAGACATATTCGGATTGAAGCCCGTTATCGGACATATAGACCTTTTTGAAGCCACAGCCGGTGATAGGCAGTTGGTTCAGCAATAGGTCAGTGTCTTTCTCCCAATTATCCATCTGGTAGAAAATGACATCGTTCATGTAATGAGCCACACGCTGTGCACGGGTCTGCAAAGCGATGGATTGCAGGTTGGCTACGCCTTCCTGCTGTTGGTCCTGTAGCATGGCTTGCTGAGAAGCCTGTGCATCGAACTGGTTTTGGGGTTGTGGCGAGTTAGCCGCGATTTCGCCCGGAGACGGACGCATGGCAGGGTGCGTGAAGGCTTTGACACCAACAACCTTGTCACCCTTGATAAGCTCTGGATAAGCCCTTGCAGCCCATTGCTGAGCCGCTGTGGTCAGGATCGGATAGTGGATGTTCGACGCACCATCCCATGGGAAGTTCTTTTCGTCTTCATCATCGAAATCTTGGGTTGCCAGACACAAACCCTTTTCGGCTAGATCACGCCATTTCGAGATTGAGCCAAGATCGTCATTCCATTCACGAACAGCCGCATACCCGATGGCTGCGACGGTATCAGAATCCAACAGGTCACAAATATTGCCTCTGGCATCGATAAACGAGCTAAGCAGTTCCACACTGTTGCGGAACGTTTCGGCTCTTTCAGCCTCCAAATCACCCGCCACATCATAAACAATGTCGTCAATTTCAGAGTTGTCGTTTCCACCTGTAACGATATGTGCTTGTGGTTCAGGCAGCGGACGTACCTGACGGGTTGTCATTGAGACAGATTTATTGACCATTTAAAATATCACCGATTTAATTCAGTGATATTTATTTAATCAGTACCCCGTTCTACGGTTTTTGGTTCTCTGTTGCTGTGGCTGGTTGTTCGTTTGGGCCATGTGGTGGAACGGTACAGCGAAGGTCAAAGCCGCCGCGTCACCCAAGTCAGGCGATGCACCGATACGGGCTTTGATCTTGTCTTTGTCTTCCAACTGCAAAACGTTGGCTGATGTGTAGCGGGTTTTGCCGTCACCCCATTCAGGTCCACAGATGTCACTTTGAAGGGCATCGTCATCGGGTATCTGAACAGGTCCGTTTTCGCCCATGAACCAATGCCGCATTTCATCGTACATTTCGGCACGGCGATTGGCGTACAGCTTGTCGCCGGTAGGTCCGGTACCCAATGGCTTCTGACCGAAGTTGACCGGTGACAGGATGTTCCCAAAGCCTTGGTCCCGTAGGATGTCATGAACAGCCCAACCAATACCGCCAACGTCGATACAGATGATGTCAGGACGCACCCGATTGATGATACGAGCAAGCTGACCGGCTAGAATTATGGTGTCCTGTGGAGGTTCCAACCGTACCGACACACGAGACCCCATCACACGGCCTTGGCGGTCGATCACGCCTATCTTGTCGCGGTTACGGGCGGGGTCGATACCAAGGATGACAGGACCATGCGGAATGACCTTCGTATCAGGTTTACGGGCACGCTGAACCAAAGGTGCATCGATGAAGCTCTGACCAGATGTTTGGAAAGCCTCGGTGACGTTTGACGGATATTCCTGTTTGAATTTCCAGCAGGGTTCATCAATCGAAGCGTTGATGGAATTGGCTAGATCGCGGTTCTTGATATAGGCCCAATAAAGCTGTTCCCATGTCAGTTTCAGGTGGCGTCCATATTCCATCCATTGTTCGGATGGTGACCAGTTATCCGGGCACTTCAATTCGTATTCATCGTGCCAGAACCATGGCAGGAAGATCAGTTCGAAATCGCTTTCGCCTCGCATTGCCGCCATGGCGTAGCGATAGAAGAGGTTACCGACGCCTTCGGCTGTGCTCTCCAAAATCATCGCAGTACCAGGTGCCGCTGACAGCGCCTGAGCCGATGCCGCTACGTGGTTGTCAGCATTAGGCCAGAACGCCACCTCTGAGCCGTGGTACAGGTGGAACGTCGATCCACGGCCAACTTCGGTCGATCCGGCTGTAGCGATGCTGTAGCTGCAATCGTTCGTGGCAAAGCGTAGCTCTTTGGCGTTCGATGCCGCCAACGGGTGTGCACCGACAGGACCAGCGTTCTTGGTGGCAAATGCCACATGGTTGGTATGGAAGCCCTTGGCCAAATCGAACAGGGCATTCGTTGCACTGTCCTTGTGGGTCAGAATGAAAGCATTCAGTGATTTAGGGGTACCCCAACAAGTCCAATAGTATCTGGACTCAACATAGGTAGAAATACCCATCTGACGACCTTTAACGACAATGGCTCTAATCTTGCCATTGCGCTTAAGCTGGTCTTCCAACTTGTCGTGAAGATAGAGTTGTACCCTGTTCAGTTTGAACGGAATTACGTCGCCACTTTTGGACTTAACCTTCAAACAGTTGGCGGCAAAATGCGGGAAATTCGTTTTAAGCTTGGCGAGAGCCGACCTCTCTTGCGGTAGAAGCTCTACAGTGTCTTGTTTACTCATAAGAGTATTTACAAGAATTAAAGTATGTTTAAATTGAAACTTGGTTTAGTGCTGTGTTATAATTAGGTAATGAAAAAAATAAATTACCTGAGCAACAAGGAATTACTTTCCGAAATCCACAAGAGCAAAAAGACTTACTGTTCATACGTTCTGGAAGAACACGCAAACTGCGATCATATCGTGGATAACGTGAAAGAGGTCACCGACGAACTGATTGAACAAGTTCGACTGGCCAAATCAAAGCCTTGGGGTAAGCCGCCGATCCCGCTTACGAGCTTGCCACCGGAATCCATTGTCATCAGGGTCATGACCAAGGATCACATCCCGCCTGACACGACCGGCAAAGCCCGAAAAGATAAGAGCGGCAAAGGGCCATACGCTCGAACCAATTTCCCGCCTTTCAAACATTACATCCGGAGAAACGGTGAGACTATCGAGGTGTGCCGGAGCCATTGGGTTGGCGGGTTCTCAAATGGTCACTTTTCGGCCGATCATGGGAAGATGACGAACCAACTGGCCAAGTGCTTCGTATTGCTCTCGGAACGATATTCCAACCGTGGCAATTGGCGTGGCTATTCGTATGTGGACGAAATGAAGGCTAACGCATTGGTGCACCTGTGCAAGGTTGGCCTAGAATTCAATGAACACAAGTCACAGAACCCGTTCGCGTTCTATACGACTATCGTCACCAACTGCTTCAAGAGGGTGGCCAACGAAGAAAAGAAAAACCATTTGATCAGAGATGAGTTGATCATGATGAGCGGTGGCGCTGGATCGCTTGGTAGTCGCTCAGACAGCGATGCCAGTGACAAGGATTACTACGCCACGGCACCGAGGGGACAATGATAGAATTGTCGTTTTCCACGGTCATATTTCTGTATTCGTACATGGGAGAAGACGAACGCGAAGTGTGGCAGGAAATCTTTGGGAACAATGATTTGGAATTCTTGAACGGGTTGTTGAGTTCAGATGATATCCGGAGACATTGGCGGGCTATCTATTTGTTGGAACATCGGCCGGAGCAATTCGAAAGAGAATTCGAAATAGACTGGCAGATATGTGCCAGAGAAACATTCTATTACCTGTTCGGGTATGAAACTCTAAAATTGGGTTGTCGGAAATTTTGAAAACACTTTTCGATATGACAAAGAAAAACCGGATGAAATATCATCCGGTTTTTCCATTATTCTTATCTGCGGCAACAGGTAAACTTATCAGAATTTCATATGATAGTATCTATAACATGGACGAACTATCAATGGTTTATTGCGCTGGTCTCCAAAACCAGAGAGGGTGGCTAGAAATCGTCCTCCGTGGGTTCGAATCCCACCGTTCAGGGCAAAGACCAAAGCGGAAGCAAGAGAGAAACTTGCGGATTTGGGTGACCAGCTTCGAAACCTCTGGAACATCTGAATAAATACTCTCGTGTTTCAAGCCATCCTCTAAAACTATTTATGAAATTCAAAAATTGGTTGCTGAGTTTATACCCCCATTTTTTTCTTAGGATGGTTAACAAAAAGGGGTGTACGGGGGGTGTCAACTTTTTTAACCATTGTCGTTAGGCAGAGTCTCCCCCGATCCTCTTGCCGAACAAATTATTATGACAATAGATTTGCAGATGATGTGCGAGAGATTCGCAACAAGAACCGTGCCAATCGTAAATGAAATGGTTAATTGAATGTTAACGCATAGTGTGCTACAATGGGAATATTAACTACATGTGTGTTACAGTTCTTGAACTGTTCTTGTTGAACGTAGTTCACAATTTCCCATAACTCTATTTATGCGCGGAGTTGTCGTATAAGTGATTGAATATACTATATCATTAACCATCATTCTCTGTCAACTGTTGCAACAAAGATAGTTAAAATTAACTGCGGCTATAACGATACTGACCACGGAGAGCTTGCCAGACATACTGACCCTTCGATGCAGTGTAGGGCATAGCATTACCAACACTCTTCGGAACATCGTAGTAAGTATATGTCCTGCCGTTCTTGAATGAAACCTCTAGTTGTTTGCTCTTGTCACTGTATGCAATGCTCTCAACATTACTTGATTCTACTTTTTCATTATTATAACTCATTTTACTCTACTCCACTGTATTCATTATATTTTTTATTATTATTTTTCTGGAAATGTTAACTCACAAATCGTGGGCGTCGAGTGTGTGAGGTGGTTTTTCGGCATTTTCGGGCTTTTCAGCAGCAAATCCGGAGTAATTAGGCGAATATGGACCGTCTATTACTTGAATTTCTGTTGAGTCAACGTCAATAATATCTAACTCAGATAAATCCATGAGCGATTTCAATACGTTGTGGGTGACAGAGACATCTACCTCGCGGCGGTCTGTCTGTTGCAGCATATTCTTGCCAAGCCAAATGGACATCTGCACATTTGTCTCAGCTTGCTTCCACTGAATACCCCGGAGTTTGATCTTACCCATCTCCCGGCCATGGTCGATTGCTGCATCTATCTGATAGAAGGTCTTCCGGCTCTCGGTAAGTGCATCCAACGACACCCCAAGTCCGGAGGCTATCTCTTTGTAGGTACAGCCAAGTGTGGCGTACTCAACCAACTTTTCCAATGTAGGTTGATCCGGAAGCACTTTGTTCACAGTTCCTTTTGAGTAGGATTCCATCAGCTTTGTAATTGCATCGGACTTTGATGTATCTATCACGACGACCCTCTTGTTTAGGTGAGTAACGCCAGCCTCTTTTGCGGCCTTTAATACCGCATACTTCTTCTTTAGACTTTCGTGGTGGCGAACTAACTGATTATATTTTTTCTCGGTTTCCAGAAGGGCTATATAACGTTCTCTCTTTGAAATACCCATGATCATATTTATGCAATATCCGGTGTAACTATTTTCCTTTACATCCGGAGGACTCGTATGATATTGGTTAAAGACACCTTTTAGTGAGCTTACCCAATGAGCTATTTGCTCCAATATTATAATGACCACCTAACTTACAGTGATTGTCAGGGAATCCTGAACACATTGATCGAAGGAAACTTCAAACTATCTTCAACCAACATGTACGTGGTTGATGCGGAACTTCTCAGAGCACGATTTGATTTCATCAAGAATAATCAGAAGCTGGTTGCATCGCATGTTCATGCAATGACTGAACCGGCTACCATCTATCTTGTCTTCGA